ACGAAAAAGTATTTCTTTCAATCAGATCACAAACAAAACGAAACCTTACGATACTTATTCTTAATCCTTCATCTGTCCATCATTGGATTTATAGACACTTTTTCGAACAGCGCAATGTTGACGGAGGAAGCAATTTAGTTCATAAAAATGTAATGTATATTCACACATCGTACTTAGATGTTCCTAAAGAGTATTTAGCACCAAACATTATCGAGTATTATCGTAATCTAAAAATTGACGATCCTAAAAAATATGAGCAGGTTGTTATGGGTGGATGGACTGAAGCTGTAGAAGGTCGTATTTTTAATGACTGGAAACGTAACACGTACGAACAATTTCAACAGCTTAAATTACGTTCGTTCTTTGCTTTGGATTGGGGAAAAAATCACAAGTTCGGTATTGTTGAATTAAAATACGATTCTTATTCAAATACTCTTTATTGCCACGAACGAAACTATTTTTCTGAGAATGAATTGTTAGCACAAATGACTGAAGAAGAAATTGCTTCAATGAATGCTAATTTTGAGATTAATGGATATGGAGAAAAGATTTTCGGAGGTATTATAGCACATACAGTTGCGCGGTTAGGCATTCCTAAAGATGCTTATTTAGTTTGCGATAGTGCTGTGCCGGATAACATAGAGCGTTTAAGAGCTTACGGATGGGAGTATGCTTATGGAATTGACAAGCCTAAAGGCTCGGTTATGGCAGGAATTACATTACTACATTCAACAACTGTAATTTATACTGAAGAATCAAAAAGTATTGATTTAGAGTTTAAAAACTACTCTTATGCTAATGACAGGTTAGGCGTTGTAGATGATGAAGTAATAAAGGCTTATGACGATTTAATTGATCCAATTCGCTACGGCAGGAGGCATGCAAAAAATCACTTATAATAAAAAACCCTCACTATAAATGAGGGTTTTTGCGTATTGTATGCCGTGTGTTTAGTATTTCCTAACCAATCCTAAACTTGCAATTTTCGTGCTTTGCGTTCCTGATGGCGTAACGAGTACTTTGTAATATTGATATGGACTATTTGAAATAACCCAAATTGCACCTTGGCTTGCTACGTCTGTAAGCGTTAACGCTGTTTGATTAGGAATGTCGTAATAAGTAATTCCATCAACAGACCCCTGAGGTTTAACTGTTCCTGCTACAACACCCGAAATCTTAGTTAATAGGGTTTGAATTGTAAAATGAACATTTGAGCCGTTTACAATTGCGAATTGTGATTTAGCCACAGTATTTGTGATTGTGTCAGTTGCCGGATGTGTAGGCGTACTCAGTAAGTTTCCTACAGCCGTATAGGTTATTTTTGGTCCCGTTACCTGAGCCGAAATCGAAATAGTTAGCATGATAGCCAACATTAAAAATAGTTTTTTCATCGTTAAATGTGTTTTAATTAATATTAATTAAGCCCAAATTTATAAAATATAAAATAAATTAACTAAGTTTGTACAACTTAATATATTTTTAATGAGTTTTCTAGGAAAGATATTCTCGATGTTTGGAAATGGATTTAACTCTTTCGGTTGGAATACTGTTAGATTTATGAACCCTGAAGCGTCATTCAATAATTATGGAACCGACAGATTAAAAATACAAGCTGTTTTTACACACCCAGCAGTGCTTAAAGTTTTTGCTCTAAACTGTGAAATTGCTAGTCTTGGCGAAATATATGTTTATAAAGACGGCAAATCAATTAATGATGATCCGATTTTAGACAGATTCGAAAACCCTAACCCTTTTCAGACTAAACAACAGTATCTTTGGGATTATATGTTTTGGTCAATGATTGGAAATGCTTATTTATACACAGTAGACAAAGGAACGGAAAGTGATTATACTAAACAGTATTTTCTTGATATATCTAAAATGGAATGGCCGTTAAGTATTGAAAAGAATTGTGATAAAATAATTCTATCAAAAAAGGCTGAACGTGAATTAATGGATCAGGAAATTACTTATCGATATAACGACGGAACAACAATAAAAGTAAAACTAAAAGAATTATCGCGTTTCTTTGATTTAACCAATGGTGTTGGGAATTGGTTTAAAAGCCCTTCTCGTTTGGATGCTTTGTATAAAGTAATTTCCAACTCTGAGGCGTCTTTGGATTCATTAAACATAAACATTCGTTACGCAGGTAAATATATGGTTGCCGGACAAGCTGACCCTAAAGACGTTTACAGTACTCCAATGGGAGAAGAAGAGAAGAAAGATATTGAAACTAAAATGAATAGCGATAAGACTGTTCACGCTGTCAAATCAATGATTGACATAAAACGATTTGTTGAAAATATAGCCAATTTAAAACTAGATGAAGCTTATGCGGGTTCTTATTATATTATCGGGTCTATGTTTGGAATACCTAGAGATTTATTAGAGGCTTACTGGAAAGACGGGGCTAAATTTAATAATCAGTCAGTTGCATTATCCCGCCATATTACTTACGGAATACAGCCTAAAATGAACAGTTTAGCCAATGACAGAACTAAAGTTTTCGGATTAAAAGAATCAGGTAAAAAGATAGTTATTTCATTCGATCACTTGCCTGTTATGCAAGCAAATGAAAAAGAAACGTCTGAAACGCAGAAAATTAAAATAGAAACATTAATTTTGCTTATGGAAGCAGGGGTAAAATTACCTGAAATAAACACTATTTTAGATACTAATTTTACTTATTTAGATTACGAAAACGCTAAGAATTCAACTAAAAATACAACGACATGAGTACAAAGTTGACATTAAATGAAATAGATAAACAGCTTCAAAAAAAGGACTTGAACCCTGACTTAAAGAAGTCGTTAGAGAATAAAAAGAATATACTTTCAAACGGTAAAACAGTAAAAAAATGATTGTAGTAAAAGAGTTTCCGGATAGAGAATTTTCTAACAAAGAAGAATTATTTAAAGCATTGAGAGAAAACAAAACTACTCTTATTGCTCAAAAGAAAATGATTACGAAGGAATCTGATTCTATAATTCACTATGTAGAGATTGAGAGCAGAGAAAAAGGATTTACCAATAAAGAAGATGTTTCTTCAATGCCTGAAGACAGAAAATTAAAAGCTAAATTAGCTATTAATACAACTAATCTAATGGACAGTCACTCAGATGTTCATTTTGATGGCACTTGGAATAAATCTGCAAAAGAACAAAAAAACGTTTTACTTTTGCAAGAGCATCAAATGAAATTTAACGCCATCATTTCAGATAACGTTGAGGTTTCAGTAAAAAGAATGACATGGAAATCATTAGGCTTTAACTTTGAAGGAAGTACAGAAGTTTTAGTATTTGATACTGAAATAGATAAAGATAGAAACGAATTTATGTTTGATCAGTACAATAAAGGTTACGTAAAAGAGCATTCGGTTGGAATGAGGTATGTAAAACTTGATTTAGCTATTAATTCAGAATCTAAATGGGATGTTGAAGAAAAAGCTATTTGGGACAAGTACATTGATAAAATTGTTAACAAAGAGGTTGCAGAAAATCAGGGTTATTTTTGGGCAGTTACTGAGGCTAAAATTGTAGAAGGCTCAGCTGTTGTGAAAGGATCTAATTATGCAACCCCAGTTATAAGCATACAAGCCGAGAAATCACTTGAAAACAAAAACGAGCCGTCCGAAGACACTCAGCTATTAGACGCTTTAAAAGAATTAATAAACAAATTTAATTAAAAAAGATGAGCAAAGAACTAGAAGCCATTGAACAAATTGGCAAGCAAGTAGAAAGCTTCAAAGCTACTCTAGGAGAGAAAGCGGACGCAAAGGCTATCGAAAAACTTACTTCAGATATTGAAACCTTAAGTAAAGGTCTAGAATCAATGACTGAAAAAGAAATCGATAAGTCAATCGAAAAAATCAACACGTCATTGGAGACAATGCACAAACAAGTTGAAAAATTATTAGAAGAGCAAGCGGAATTAAAAGAGAAATCAGGCGATACAGCAAAACCCTTTCAATTAGTAAAAACTGAAGATGTAGAATCATTTGTAAAAGCTACATTTGAAGGAACCACAAAAACAGCAAACAAAGCATCAATCGTTATTAAAGCTCCTGAGACTTTCGGTTATCCGACTTTCTTTACAGGTGGCGGAAGTACTGATATTACAGCTTTTACAGGGCGTTATGTTGATCCAAAACTTTACGAAAGAAAGAGAAAAAGAAATCTTATCTTAGATCATTTCGATATTCAGGTAATCAATGTACCTACATTGATTTACTTGGTTAAAATTGAAGTAGGAGACACGAACCCAACGTCAGGCGATCCGGGTTCAGCTGCTTGGATTTTATCAGGTGCAGCTAAACCAAAACGTTCGTTCCGAGTAACAACAGGAGTTGCGGAAGCTAAAAAAGTAGCTATTTTTGGAACTGTGGAAGATAAACTTTTACGAGATGTTCCTTCGTTAGAAAACTGGATTCGTGAGGATTTCATGGACGAAATGAAAGAGGCTATCAATGATGGTTTGTTAAACAATAATCCTTCAATTGATCCTAATGCGCCTTTAGGTTTAAAAACAAATGCTGTTCAGTATACGGCTACGCCTGCATACGATAATCTTATCGAAAACCCAAATTATATCGATGATATTATAGCCGCTATTGCTTTTATGGCGTACAACAAAGAAGAAGCAGGAATAGTTTTTATTTCTTCAGATGTGTACTACAGAATCATGCATTTAAAAGCTACTGACGGTAAATGGTTAAACAACAATCTTGTATATGTAAACTCTCAAAATGAGTTATACATCGCAGGAGTGCACGTTGTATGGGCAGACGAAGAAGATGTGCCAAGTGCAAACATTTTAGTGGTGGCTCGTGATCTTGGTTTTAAAATCAAAGCTTACGGTTCAATGGTTTTTGAAAGAGGATTGAATGGCACTGACTTTAGAGAAGATAAAACCTCTTACAGAGGGTATCAGGAATTTCTTTCTTATATTCCTGAGAATAGAGAAAATTCAGTATTATACGATACTTTCGCAAATATTGAAGCGGCAATTGTATTAACAACTCCTTAATTATAAATTATGAGCAATAGATTAGACAACACTCGTGTAGTAATTTTTACAGAAGACTATAATCCAACAGGAAGTAAAGTACTTTACGCTAAAGAGGTAAAGCATTATATCCATAAGGATACGGTTTCGAAATTAGAAGCTAAAAAAGTAAAACTTAAAGCTACTGAATTTAACGAAAAGGCAGAAGTTGAGAAAGCTAAAAAAGCCTTAGAAGAATCTAAAAAAGAATAAAGCACCATGTACATAATAAACGACACTTATTTTAATTCTCCAAAAAGAGAAGTAGCGAATTTAAACGAACCGGACAGCAAATCATTTGCTGAATTGGAATCGCTTATTGACGAAAAGTGTCGTTTGTTGTTACTTGATTTTTTAACTATAGAGCAAGTTCAGGATTTAGAAACATATTTAGTTAATGGGTTGTTGCCGGAAAACGCACAACCAACTAATCCTTTAGATCCGGATTATGTTCCGGCTATGTGGCTTGAATTGATTAAAGGCGTAAACTATGAGGTAAACGATGTCAACTTAAAGTGGAACGGTTTAGCTTATTCTTTAGGAACTTACAAAGGGTCATTGTTAGCTGATTACGTTTATTCGTTTTGGCTAGAATCACAAGTTAGTTATATGACAGGCGTTGGCGATGCTAAAGCGAACCCGAAAGGAGCTAATTTAGTTAATCCTACACAACGTTATGTAAATACCTGGAATGATTTTGTTAAGGCCTATCAAGGAATTTACGCTTACAACGGTTATTACGATTGGTGGAATTACGGATTTTATGGGTATTGGAACTTATTTTCTTTCTGTTACAGACAAGGGCAAGAAGTTACTTTAATGCAGTTTCTTGAAGATAGAAACGACATTTATCCAAACGACAACCGTAAGTTTTTCGAGATAAAAAACCAATTAGGATTATGATTGTAACTGAAACTATTTTACGTTCAATATTCAGTCAGTTACCACCTTATATCGATGGAAATGATAAAAGCTTTCCGATTCGTTATGAATGGGGGAATCAAGCTGATTTATTATTGTATTTGAATAAGATTAAGGGAAATAAATATCCTTTGGTTTGGTTGGTTTCTGGAAGTCCTGAGATTGTAAATAGACCCGCGCACACTTTAACAAGACGTTGCAGGTTTATTATTTCTAAGGAATCTAAAAGTGTTCAAGATCGTAATCCAACAGTTTGGGATACTGAGTTTGTAAATTGTTTAAATCCGTTATTAGATAATGTTCTGAAAGCATTAGACAGAAGCGGAGTAACAACAATAGTTGATACCTACGAAGAATTTCGTGATGCAAATTATACTGAAGAAGATCAAGCTAAATCAACTGATTTTTGGAATGTGATAGTTTTAGATATTAATATCAGATTCACGGAAAAAGCGGACGGTACACCACAATGCATTAACACCATTAAATTTTAAAAAATGGCAGACGATAAAAAAGAAAAAGAAGTCGTTGAAACGGTAAAAGCCGAGCAAGTAAACGCATTCAAAGTTTTAGCTCCATTCACATTGGATAAGCCTTTGAATCCTGGCAATATTATTTATTTGCCTAAAGGAAAACTAAGAGATACATTAATTTCTAATAAATTAATCAAATGAGTTTATTAACACAAGTAAATAAAATTGACTGCGGTGCTAATGGCACGTTAGGGGCAGGACTTGCAGGATGCCGTATCGATTGGGAACGAACTGTTCTTATGGGGGCTATCAAGCAAAGAGGTTATGTGTTTACTCAGGAAATAGATTTGGATTATATCAGAAGCTTGGAGCAATCCGGAATCGTTGATATTTTACAAGGAATCGTTTCTTTTGTAGATCAAACGGCTGATGACACGATTATAACTCGTGAAGGATCAGGATTAAAAAGGGTAGCGGGCAAAATGCCATATGAAAAAGTAGCAACGTTTGACAACGGTGTTAACTTCCAAAAAGCTATTACATCTTTATCTTCTTATAATTCTTATGATTTGTTTTTCATGGATGTAAACAACAACATGTGGTTTACATCTACAAAATCAGGAGAATTTAAAGGATTTACTGCCGGAATGTTTGAAGCAGGTAAATATTTGAACGGAGACGGAACAAATGCAGCAAGTCAAACAATTACATTCCAATTAGTAAACCGTTACGAAATTGATCAACAATTAAGCTGGATTACTAGCGATAATTTAGATTTCTCTTCTGAAGATTTGCAAGGAGTAAATGAAGTATTGGTTTCAATTGATCCAATCGCTGCGTTATCTACTACTATTGTAGTTGACGCTTACTTATTGGATGGTACGCATTCAGTTGACGGATTATTAACTACTGATTGGGAATTAACAAGAAACGGTGTTATTTTAGCACAAACAGTTGTACAAAGTCCAACGACTAAAAAATACACGTTTACCGTTACGGCAAATACCGCTGCAGACGTTGTTACGGCAAGAATTAAAAATACTGTGCTTACACCTCTTGGAACACTTTATAAATCAAACACAGCAACTGCGGTTGTAGTATAATATTGGTTAGGGTTGTTATTTTGGAAGCCGTTGCGTTATGTAACGGCTTTTTTTCGTAATTTTGAATCATGTCAACAATTCAGGATAAAATTAAAGCTTGTGATTATGTGATAGCTAATATGTTATCAGAACAGGCGCGTATTATTCGCAGGAATGAAAACAAGATTATTGCCTTAAATACGGGGCAGTTTGAAAACGGAATAGGGAGTGATGATAAAAAGCTTCTTAATTCAGACAAAAGATATTCAGGAAGATATACTTATTTTACTCAGCAAGTAGCTTTATATGAAAATCCAATAGCTCCGAAAATCGAAGGTAGTTTGTATAATTTCGCATGGAACGGAGATTTTTTAAGAGGAATGTATGTTTACATTGAACCTAACAACGAAACCATATTTTTGGACAGTACAGGAACCGGTACCGGATCTAAATCAAAATTCTTCTCAGGGTATAATAATCTTTTTGGATTAAACAAAAGAAGCGAAGAAATAGTAAATTACGAGATAATATACCCGGAATTACTTCAATGGATAAAAAAGTACCTATGAAAAAAGTAACATCATTACCTAATCACTATTCGACTATCGATCACTTAACATTGTTCAGATGGGATAAATACACGCAAACCAAAGACAATAACTGGTTTTTAGTGGATTATGACGGTAGGCAACCTAAAATTGAACATGCAGGATTAACTGCTGTTGAAGAATCGTTACAAGACCAATATTTTAAAGCTGTTGATGATAGAGCCTTTTCGTTAAAGCTCCAAAAATGGGCAAAAATGGATTGGTTGCAACGTAAATACGATACTGTTGACGCTTTATTATGGGTTATGTGGCAGGGATTCGGAAACGATGAAGTAGAAATGAATCAGCGTTATTTGATTATTCAGCAGTTAAAATCGTGGGGGTTTAAGTTTCCGGAACTAAATAGCTCAATTGCCGATCGTGATTTAATAATTCAGTTTAGAACCGTTTTAGAGGGTATAAAAACGCAAATAGGATTATTGTCCAATGAATTAAAAGAAGATGGCAGAAAAGAACAATCAAACCTTTATAAACAGATTTCTATCGCTAAAATGGCTTTACCGGGTTATGGAGAAATGAATCCGCGTATTATGGTAGTTGCTGAATGGATAGAAATAGGTAAATTAGTACAAGAAAAAGCTAAACAAAATTAGATCATGGCTGATGAAATTACAATAGGAACAAAGGCAATAAAGGAAGTACAGGATTTACGTGCTGAATTGATTAAACTTTCACAAGACGCTTTGAACGCAGGAAAAACTTTATCGAGTATTTCAACACCCGGAATGCTTAATAAGTCCGGAAGCGATAACGCAAATGCAAGCGCGCAACTTGATACGTTTAAAACCAAATACATTGCTCTTAGCGAAACCATTCAAAAAGGCGCAGAGAAATCAAGATTAGCCGAAATTCGTTTGCAACAGCAAAGGGAAAAAGCATTTGATTCGTTTGAGCGTAATTCCAAAAAAGAGCTTGACGCTATTGAAAAGGCAAACAATGAATATAATAAGCTTCAAAATACTGTAAACAACATGACTAAATCATATAATGATTTAAACACTAGAAAACAGTTAGGAGAAAATTTAAGCGCAAAGGAGGAAACTCATTTAAAAACATTAAAAGGATTAATTACAGAATATAGCGGAGTATTAAAAAGTACAGATTCGCAAATAGGTAAATATGGCAGAAATGTTGGTAATTATGGTAGCCAATGGAACGGTTTAGCAAACTCAATTAACCAATTAACTAGGGAGGCACCAGCTTTTGCAGTTTCATTAAACACTGGATTCTTAGCTCTATCAAACAATATACCGGTATTATACGACGAAATAAACAAACTTAGACAAGCTAACATTGAATTAGCTAAAAGTGGGCAACCTGTTAAATCTGTTTTTGGACAATTAGCAGGTGCGTTGTTTACATGGGGCACAGCATTGTCTTTAGGAGTTACGTTGCTTACTTTATACGGAGGAACTTTAATTGACTCTATTACCGGATCTAAAAAGAAAAAAGAAGCTTTAGAAGCTGAGAAAAAAGCAATAGAAGAAAAAACAAAAGCAGAGCAAGACGCTCGTGATGCAATTGCTCAAGTTCAGGCTATCGAGGTTTCGAGAAGTCAAATATTGTTAGAAACAGCTAAAAATGTAACATTAAGCTATAAACAAAGAGTTGCAGCAGTAAAAGAGCTACAAGAAAGATATCCTGATTATTTAGGGCATTTATCAAAAGAACAGATATTAGCGGGAGATACCGCGAAAGCCGAGGAAGATTTGAACCAAGCTTTAATAAATAGAGGTAAAGCTTTAGCTGCTCAGAAATTTTTGCAGACTAATCTTGAAAAACAGCTTT